ATGGAACGCGTAAAATTGATCACTCTTCCACAACTTAATGATTGTGGGGGTGATATAAAAAAAAGGTGGTTCGTGTATTATTCCGTTAAAGATCCACGAACCGGGAAGATGAAACGCTTCAAATATTACAAAGGACTAAATAAGATTAAAGTTTCGAAAGCTAGGTATGCTAAAAGCGTGGAGATAATCAATGAACTTTCGGGGAAGTTGAAAAGCGGTTGGAATCCTTTCATTGATGATACTCAAGTTATTTACGCCGATCAATTGCGTTACAAGAATATCGAGGAAATATACGGTAAGATGCGAGCGTCGAACACGACTTTTCGCCTTTATTCAAACAAGTATCTTGAAACTCGTGAGCGAGCCAGCGAGGGGTCGTTGGCAACTTACAGGTCTAAATTGCGTGTATTCTCCACGTGGATAGAGGCGAATTACGGGGAGGTGGATGTTTCAGCCGTGAATAACAAGGTTGTTTTGCGTTTCTTTTCCGAGTTTCTGATCGGGAAAAAGAAATTGGCAGATAAAACAATTCGTTGTTACAAGCAAATCATCAGTAACGTGTTTGATCACGTGGTGAACGAGGGGAAGATGATGTCAAACCCGGTTTACCATGTTCCCAAGGGATACGATAAAGATGAAGCTCCTAGGCCGGTGGCTTCATTTGATATTCAAAGGTTCCGGGACATGATCAGCAAGCGGGATCCACAGTTGTGGATGGCGATAGAGTTCGAGACGTATTGTTTTCTCCGGCCGGGCAAAGAACTGCGTTTGTTGAAGATCCGGGATATCGATTTCGCTCGTGGGTTGATCAACGTGGATCGGTTTCGTTCAAAGACCAACCGGGAGAGATTCGCTACAATTCCCGATCATTTCTTGCTCAAGATCCGGGAGGTCTATAACCTGCACAAGTATAACCGGGATTATTACGTGTTCGGTAAGGGGTACAAGCCGGGGCTCGAGTGTTTGGGGAAAAATAACCTGAAGAATCGTTTTAACTCGTTCAGGGAAATGTTGAACATGCCGAGCGAGTACAAGTTGTACTCGTGGAAGCATACCGGGAACTCGTTGGCGTTAGATAATAATATAAGTATGTACGCGCTGCGGGATCAGAACGGTCATAGTTCGGTTCAAGTCACGGAGATATACACGAAAAACAAGGTGGGGACGATTTCCAGAGAAATCAAGGATAAGTTTCCGGATCTCGATAATTTGTAAAAAGAACCCATGGCGATCTGGCCACGGGTTTTTTCAAGTATGTACAGGTGTTCAATTAAAAAGCTCTTTTTTAAAACTGTACGGTACTCTAATATCGTGTTACATTTATAAATCACCAAAGAGCAACTCTACCTAAAGAACCTAAATCAAGGCTTGCAGTTTTGGCTCCCAATGCCTTGAATACTTTTACAATAGTGGAGTAAGTGATACTTTTCCCACTTTCTATCTTGGAAATTTGAGCTTCTTGTACACCTACTAATTCGCCTAATTGTTTTTGGGTGAGTTGTTGTTTTTGGCGAGTCTCTTTGATTGCTTTTCCGATAAGGTAGGCCTCTATATCATTTTCTAGTTTATCACGTCTGGGAGTTCCTTTAACTCCGATCACGCTATCTAACATATCTTCATGGGTGCGTAATTTCATGGCGGCAATTTATTTCGAGTTAAAATATTCTTTTCTTATCATTTCCGCTTTAGCGATTTCTTTCAAGGGGGTCTTTTGTGTCTTTTTGATAAACCCGTGAGTGGCAATCACGAGTGTATCTTTGTCCGTGTCCCAAAACGCTAAAAGCCTGTAAGCGGTTCCACTGTAAAGCGTTCTAAATTCCCAAATATCAGAGTTGTCTAGTTTCTTGAATAGCTCTTTATCCATGAAAAAGGTGCTCTTCGTGATGTTATAAGCTATCTTGTCTTGTACCTTTTCTGGTAAAGAATAGATAAATTCGTAAGCTTCTTCAGTGTAGACTACTTTAAATTTCGGGTTCATTGCTGTATCATTAACATGACAAAGATAATAAATACTTTCCAATTTTGGAAAGTGTGTGGGTAAAAAAATATGGAAAGAATTTTTAATTGCTAATTTGATTACATTATTTTCACGACCTACCGACCTGCTGGCCTACCTTGATTGCATGAATTTTTTTGCAATCAAGGACTGCATTTAAATTATAAAGGTATCACATATATTTGGCATATAGGACTATTTGCGGTATGTGACGACGTGTTAAGAGCCTCTCCCTCCCTCATATTTCCTGCGCTGCGAGGCGGAAAGTTGCGTTGCTGGATAGGGCGGGGCTCTGGGGTTAACTTGCTGTCAAAACGGGAATTTCCCGTTTTGAATGGTGTCAATAACTTGATATTAATGTAATTAATTAGAAATAAACCGTATTTAAGTGCTAATTTATAATGATTCTAAAGTTGTGGCTTTATTACAGGCGATTTCCGCGAGGATCTCGCTATTTCATGACTGAAAAAAGTAAATTTTTTTTTTCGCGAGGTAGAATTATTTTAATTGATCTTATTTGAGGTGTTTGTATTTAAGTGATTGATGTATAGTGTTTTGAGTGAGAAAAATACTTGTATGTTCTTGATTTTCTGCGTATATTTGTAATACAGAAATCAAACATAATGTCTAACTAAAATTTAAAGATTATGACAACGAACAAAAAAGTAGAGAAATCAAAAGAGGAAACGAAAAATTTACTTCCGATGGAATTAATCCCCGAGAAAACTGAAATTGTTCCTCCCTTGAAAGAAGAGCCAAAAGAGGTGAATAAGGATGAAGAAATCGAAAGTTTGAAAAAACAACTTGAGGAGGCCAACAAGAAATTGCAGGAACCCGTGAACTTGGAAGAAAGAATCCAGTATTACCAACGGAAACAAGAATTAATCATGCAGTTGGATAGGCTTGTAAGCGAATCGGAACGTTTAAAAACGATCCAGGAAGAGATAGAAGAATGTATCGAGAATGATGAATTTGAATGTGAAAGTTACAAGTTAAGTCTTGGGAAACTCTCGCAATATCGAAATGATACCGTGTTTTCAATGAATAACCCCGTTGTTATTGGTGATGTGATTAATTGTGTTTTGAACAGGATTAATGCCAAAATGGATAAGTTGAAAACTGAAATTGCTTGTTGATAAAAATGGGGAACGGCAGCCACCGTTCCCCGTACAGAAATCAAATTTTTAAAGCGTCTAACCAAAAAAATTCAATCATGAGCAAAGGTAAACAATTTAAGGAAACTAGAACGAAATTAATAGAACTTTCTAACGTGGCCAAGCAGATGCGACAGAAAGAAAGGCTTGATATGACAATTAATGAAATTCTATTGAAATTGATCTACAACACGAACGGGGCAACAGAGTTCAACACTTTCGCCCAGTGGAAAGAGCTAGGATATACCATTTTAAAAGGTTCTAAAGCGTTTGTTATTTGGGGGCAACCGAGAACGGGAAACGAAAATAAGGAAGAATCAGACACGAAACGGGGGGAGGGAGAAGATGACGAGTATAGTTTCTTTCCCGTGTGTTACTTGTTTTCCGATAAGCAAGTACGCAAGGTCGAGATTGCAGGAGTGGGAGCGAGCAAAGAAATCGTGTTAGAAACGAGTTCCGAGCATAGTATTGATGATATCTTGTAAGTGTTTATTATTCTTTAGCGTTATGTGTTATAATAGGAAATTTGCAATGAAAAGAGAGGCTTTAGTGGGGGCCTCGAAAGTGGCGAGATCGTTAAAATCATTAGAGGAAATTGACGGTACTATTAATTATGTCTTGCTGAACTACATATACGAAACGGGTGATGCTAACGAGTTCAAGACCTTTGCCGAGTGGAAGGTTGGCGGGTACGGGGTGCGTAAAGGTGAAAAGGCTTTTATAGCGTGGGGAAAACCTCGGGAACGGGTGACGAAGGGAGGGAAAGAGTTGAAATATTTCCCCGTGATACATTTGTTCTCCGATAAACAAGTGTACAGGATAAAATCGGGTAACATGATGGAATCCTCCATTACACGAGGGGATCGGGTTGGGGAGTTTAAAGTTTCTTACGTTCGTGACAAGGATATAAAGTATAAACATATCAATTCTCCCGGCCAAATGGCGGAAGTGTTTACAAGTGTGTGGGATCAAAATGAAATAGAATATCGTGAGAGTGTTTACGTGTTGGCCTTGAATAATAATTGTGACGTGTTAGGTTACTCGAAACTTTTCGAGGGTGGAATAACTTCCACGGTTGTTGATGAAAGGATGATTTTTCAGTTTTTACTAGGAATGAACGCTACCGCTTTTGTCATTGCTCATAACCATCCAAGCGGGAAATTGCACCCGAGTAACGAGGATATAAAACTAACACGAAATATAAAGAAATGCGCTGATATTATGCGGATGGCGTTCGTGGATCATTTGATTATCACGAGGGACAAAGAATGTTATTATTCATTTTCGGATAACGGGCAAATGTAAAGATTCGAACAACTGCGGCGAAGTTCTCCTTTCATGATAGGGAAAGGAGGGCTTCGCCGTGGCGGGAGGCCTACTTTTTTTTTTTTTTTTATTACATAAAAAAAAAAAAAAAAAAAAAATCTGGCTTCTGACGCTCTTTTTTAAGCGGGTGGTCTGTTGCTATAATAATAGTTCCAAGAACTCAATCTATTTTGATGAAACTTCTTTTCAAAATATTCAATTGCTCGCGAAGAAGTTGCATGCTTTTTTTGAAATTGGCGTATTTGTTTGCGATACGTATTTGTTCTTCTTTGTTAATTTTACCGTTAAGGATTGGAACTTCTATAATGATTGAATAGATGTCTTTTTTTATAGGTTTATTATTCCAATTAAAACCATATTGTTCACGAGCTTTTTGTAGGGCATATTCTAAGAACAGGTAATCATATTGTTCGTGCATGCCTTCATTAAGGTATAGTATGCCTGCATCTCCATTTATAGAAAATTTTCTTTTGGACATATAATTAACACTCCCAGCGTAATGTCCGTTAGTGGTAATTCGTAAACATTCCATTTCATAGTCGAATTTGTTAATAGAGCCGATGATTACCTTGTCTTTGGTTCCTGCAGAATAAACAGGATATTTCCCTTCATTTGTGCGACAATATTTTTCCGTGTATATTGATTTTCCTTTTTCAAACGTTGTGATGTCTCCAATTGATACATTAATTGTTTTGTAATTAGACGAAACAATTAATTTTTTATTTAGAATGTCCGTGATTTTTTTAATTAATATATTCTTGAGATTTGAATAAGTTTGGTACCTTGAAGAAATTCTATTCTGTTCATCAATATCAAATATACCATCTTGAGTGATGGGAATAGGAATGGTAATATCACCTATATTTGCTAGAGATGCACGATATTCATGAGAAAAACCAAGGCTTAGACCTCGTTCATATAATTTGTATGCGATGTAATCAGGGAGTATTTTGTCATTTAATATAAACATGTAACCACAATGATCAGTAGGGATGAATTTTGTTCCTGCGTTAAGAACTCTAGTATCCCATCGACTGCTGTCTATATTCCATAGCACGATTCGTGAATTGGATTGAATGATTCTCTCCGAATTCATGTATCCGAAAGGTTGGTCTAATCTGGCACTTATAACTGGTATCGTTCCGTGATTTTTTTCGTGTAATTGTTTCTTCGTGATGCGCTTTCCAATTGCCAGTTTAAAATATTCAGAATTATTCAATGATACATCTATTTTATTCATGTTTCATCTCTTTATATACTTCGGCCAATAAATCTTTAATTTCACCGATTTTATCAATAAAATCTTCTTCAGAAATTTCTGTAATGTCGTTTTCGATTCCTAATTTGGTTCGTTCTTCATCAGACCAATCTTTTTCGATCATCCAACTTTCGCCAGAAGTAAATCGCCTTATTGATTGTATTTTACATCTTTCGCTTGAAGCTATATAATCATTCGGGGAGGCCATAAATTGGCGGTAATGTATTGCCATGTCTTGAAGATCATTCTGTTTGCTTTCAAATCTTTTTGAGTCTCTTGTTTCTCCGATTTCTGAAATGATATACGTGAATACTGGAGTTGTTTGAAGTCCACTATTTTTTTCTTTTTTGGTTAAACTAAGAATATATGTTTGTTTGGGTGTTGCAAAAAATGTTCGACTAGGCAGGGCTATGATAGCGTTTATCGTGCAAAAATGTACGATTTTATCTCGAAGTTTCCTGTCGGATGTGCGATTCATTATACCATCTGGCAAAACCATAAGAGCTGAACCATTTTCTTTTAAAGAATTAATAACCCACGAAACGGCAAGGCCTTCAAGGCCATTTCCGCAATTAGAATATAAACTGGATAATCCCTCTTCTTTTATTTCGTTTTTTATAGTGCTTACTCCACTTGTAACATAAGGTGGGTTGGTTATAATGAGATTATATTTATTGGGTTCTGCAATCCCGAAGGTCCCCAAGTTGGTTTTTACTAAGTGAAATACGTTATTGAATACCTTTTCTGAGAATAATTTTGTGCATCCTTTGTGCTTGACAAGTAAGTCTGATAGGTAAATAAGCATATTAGCTTTTGCAAGAATGATCGTTCGTTGGTCATCTTTTTCGTCAGTCCCCTTGTCGTACCCTAAAATGGTGCATCGAGGATTAATAGAGCTGTTTATTGGCTCGTATTGTTTTTTGAATTTGTTATATTCATTTATGAATTCTAGAATAAATCCACCGACACCGCAGAATGGGTCTCCGATAACAGCATCTTCTGGTAAGTTATTGCCATTCGCCATTTTTACAATAGCTTTTACGACATTGCGAGGAGTAAAATATTGTCCAAGAGCCGATACTCCTGCCGATTGTCTAAGAAAACTTTCATATAGCCGTGTTTTGAAATTCCTATCTATATTTTTAAATGAACCAAACTTTTCCCCGTACTCGCTAAATTGTTTGAGGACGGTATAAAACAATGTGGATTGCGATAGATTGGGTTCTCCTTTTTCATTTACGAAAATGGTTCCGTTTATTATGGTTGTTTGGTCGTTGCCTTTTGGGAACATTTTTTTAATTTCTGGTCGTATTTGTGTTGCGTATCTTGTTAAGGCTTTGTCTTTGTCTTTTCCTGCATAAGAGAATAAGCTATCAAAGGAATAATCATCTTCAAGGATACTTAGGTCAGAAAGGAATTTGAATATGAAAATTTCTACTACGTTATATAAGCATTTCTCGGGTTCTTTGCCCGTGCTAATCCAAATTTTTTGCCAAACGTTCTTTGCAAGTTCTTGAGGATTAAGGATGACTTCTTTTTCTAAAGTTCCGGCTTTGTTTATATTTGTGAATTTTTCACATATATACGCAAGTTCATCCTTTTCTTCTTGACTCATGCAATTATCGGTAAGTTTACATATATCTAGAACGTAATAGAATGTTTCTCCATTATCTTTTGTTATTTCGTTTTTACTTTGAGTGTGGAACCAGTAGGAATTTTCTCCATCCGTGATACATACCACATTACATTTTAACTTATCTGCAAGTTTAAAGTACCAATCATAAATGGTTTTTCGTGCTTCTAGTAAATTGTTAATTTTACCTGTTTTTTTATATTCGACGAGGGCTATTACTGTATTTTTTTCGTGTAAGATTAATCCATCAGGTTTGTTTGTCTTTAAGGAACCGTAATTCTTATCAGGAAGTATTTCTGCCATTTTTAATTGGCCAACAGTAGTATCTCCCACTTTGATGTAGTGATAATCATTTGAAATATCGAAATCAAATGCACCTTGTTTGAGTGCCTCGCTGATAGAAGTGTTATACCGGTACATGGTGCTGTCGTGTTTTAGTTATAAATTCTATTTTCAAATTCCATGGTATAAGTAATATTCCTATAACGAGGGATTTTTTCGCTAAAATATAATTTAGTATCAGTGATTTAAAGAACTAAATAATCGTTATTCATGTACGAATACCATGATTGTTATTATGAATTTTATGATACAAATGTATCATAAAACAATAACAAAACAATAGAATTAATATTGAAATCAATAATAATATTTGTTATTCACGATGAAATTATAATTGTCTAAGGTAATTTAATAGGTTCATTTCCTTCTCGTTTTGAATCAACACGTCATTACTGATATACGCTTGCCTATTTCTTGGATCCGATAAGTACGTGTTCATTAACCTGAGTTCGTCCCGGAGACCTTGTACCGTTTCTAGGAGGCGTGCATCTTCTGTTGAAGTTTGGTAATAATTTGTCGTGTTCTGGACGGATCCGGTGAGGCCTCCTGTTGCGTACATAGGGATGGTGGTCATCGTGGAGAAGTCTGGTAAAACGGGACGCAATTGTTCCGGGGAGAGGATTCCGGAGCGAACGAGTTCGAGTTGCTGAATGATCGGCCCCGTGATTGGGTCGTTGAGCATGTTGTTAGGGGCGATCCATTCCCTGCCGGCTTCCCCGGCGATGTACACTCTAGCCCCGTCCGTCATTCCTCCCTGGGCGTACTCGGGTAGGGGTGTACTGGCAATGGTTGCAATTTGAACGGCTCCCATTGCGGCAGATATGGCGGCAAGGACGTAGCTGTATGGAGGAGCGACGTTCGCGAGAGCCTGCATGATGGAGGATGCTGTATTTATAGTTGCTGAGAATATTCCTTGCGCCTTATCTCTTTTGGCTTGTCTATTCGCGATTTCCGTTTTCTTTTTGTCAAGATCCGCGTCAAGTTGGGCAATTCTGGCATTATACCTTTCTTGACTAATTCGTCCAGATTCAAGTTGCTTGTTTAGGAGTTCCTTTTTCTTGTTGGTGTTTTTCTCGTAGTCTTGGAGCTCCTTTTTATCCCGGTTATTCTGAAACTCGTTGAATTGTCCCCAGATATTATTGAGTTGTCCGGCGAGATCTAGTGCCATGTTCATTTTTTCCTCGAATTCTTCCCATTCTTCCTCGGTGATGTTAAATAGTTGCATCCCGCCTGGATCTTGAATATTTTTAAGTTCTCGATCCATCTTTTCTTGGATTCGTTGGCGTATGGTATCCGTGTCAATGCCATGTTGCTGGGCAAGGGCTAGGAGATCCGAGTATCTTTTCTGTATTTCATTCTTTTGTTTCTCGGAGGAGGAGCTTAAAGCGGCCTGTATTCTTTCTTCTGCCTCGATCGTTTCCGTGACACCTTTTTCGAGTTGTTTGTCGAGAATGAAGGAAATTTCTTGGTGATGAGCCTCGTAAAGTTCCGTGGCGTCCAGGTTATATTTCTGACATATGGATAATAGCTCTTGAAATTTGTTGTGAGCTGCCATGATCTCTTTCTCGTCTTCTTTCAAGGAAGAGATTTGTACCTGGTTGTTTATTTCTTGAATCTTTTTGGCGAGTTGTTCCTCGATTTCTTTTTTCTTTTTAGCTAATGCTTCCGCGGCTTGGAGTTTTTGGGCGTTTTCTTTTTCGGTCGCTTTATCTTCAGATTCCGTGGTATAATCCCTGTTTTTAATCGCCTCGTTAAGTGCTTTTTGGGTGTTGACGAGTTTCGTCTGGACTCGATAAAATTCTTCACTTTCACGAGTGGCGTTGTCGAGAGCTATTTTATACAGGTTTATTTTTTCTTCTAGCTGGGTGATCGTGGATGAACCGATTTTGTCCGCGCTACTCTCGGCGTTGAAAATATCATCGAGTTGTTTTAAATCTTGCTCCATGGAGTTGATGGATTCTTGGATCTTGTTGATCCCTGGATCAAGTTCGGCGGCCGCTTCTTCTCCTTTCTTCCGGGCCGTTTCTTTTAACTTGTCAAATGTTCTTTCTATACCTTTTTGGGGAGCGAACGGGTTCTTGAATGTTGTTAGTGTTTTCCAAGTGATATCCCATGTCCCGACGGTTGTATTCTCTTTTTTTATATTTAGTTGTTTGGTTTTGTAAAGTTCTAGTTCGGCTTTGGCTGACTGGATTGCAAGGGCGATTTTTTCACGTAAATCGAGTTTCTCTTGTCGTGAAAGGGTGTTCAATCTTGATATTTGAGTGTTGTAACTTTTGTACTGTTCGGAGAGTTTTTCGTTGCTTGTTTTGAGGGTGTTCATGACTTCCGTTTTCTCTCGTTCGAGTCGGATACTTTCCTCGTTGTTACGGTCGTAATAGGTAAGGGCACTCCGGAGGGCGGTGAACGCGATCGTGATGGCCCCGATGGGGTTGGCCACCATGGCACGGTTAAGCATGACGAACGCAGTTCTTGCTTTTAACAAGGCCGGGTGTAGACGTCCTTGCGTGATATTGTTCTGGTGTATTTTTTCGGTTAGAAAAGCGGTGACAAGGGCGTTTTTTTGTTTGGCCACCGTGTCAAGTAAGAGAGCTGCCCTGTTTTTAATAATCGCGGTGGAGGCAAGGAGCGTTTTCCCGGATAAGGCGAGGATTGCCGAGGCGAGAGGAACGATAATTTCTTTGTTTTCTTTGAATAACCCGGGAGCCTTGGTCAAGGCTTTTAAGAAATAAGTGAACGTGTTGGTTCCTATCGTGATTGCCGGGGAAATCTTTTCCCCGACCTCGATCATTTGAAGTTTGAGTCGGTTCATCGCTTGGGCCCGTTCTGCCATCCTGTTGTTCGTGTTTTTCGCGGCCATCTCGATAGCTTTCTCTGATCCGGTCACGGCGTTCGTGTACCGGTTAATATCTTCTTTTGCTTGAATCAAGACCTCTGCCATTTTCGCGTGTTCTACCCCGAATATTTTCGCGGAGGATTCTCCCTTGGCTATTCTGGTTTCAAGTTCCTCTAGGGCTTGGTTTATATCAAAAGTCCCGGTTTTGAAACCGATTTGTTTCTCTTTTAATTTGAGTAAAACTTTGTCCAGGCTGTTCCCGGCCATGCTGGCTTCTTTAAATTTGGGAGCGATCGCTTCTATTAGTCCAACTGCCTGGTTCGTTTGTATTCCCATTAAATAGGCCGTGGTACCGCACTTTTCAATCGCGTCGGAAAGGTATTGAATATCCCCGGCCCCGGCTTGAGATCCGGCCGCTAGTTCGTTAATGATTCTTCTACTGTCAGAGGATTTCGCGTTAAACTGGTTCATCACGTTCGCTAGAGATGCAGCGGCGGGTTCCAGTTGCATTTTGGCGGCTTCTGAAAGGATGATGGCGTCTTCGGTGACAGCGGCGAGGGCTTCTTTATTTTTCAGGAGTTCCGGGCGTTGAGAACCCATTTTCGTGAAGGCATCGAGAATGTCTGTCGCGGATTGTTTGATATTTATCCCTTCCTTGGTCGTGGTTATTGACATTTCCTTGGCCTTGTTACTTAGCCATTCAAGGTTTTCCCCGGCAAGCCCGGTTAATGCGGATAAGTTACTGAGGTTTTCTTCAAATTTTCCGGCTTCATCTCCACATTTTCTGAAACCTAACACGATACCGGTAAGGCCGGCGAGAAAGGAGGTGACCATCCCGAAATACGTGTTAAAACCGTTGGTTATTCCGGAAATAGAAAGCCAACGAGTACGTGTTGTTTTTAGCGAGTCGTTGTGTTCTTGAATGATACCCTTCAACATTTTGATCTTTTTGGCGCAGGCGATGTATTCCTCGCTGCCTATCTGCAACCGGGCTTGCTCGTTCACGAGTTTCTGCATCTCTGCCCTGACTACTTTTATACTGGCTGTGACTTCTTTGCCGTTTATGTACAGGTTTAACCGTTTGTTTGTCGTGTTACTTCTTGCCATGATTCCTTCATTTTACGGGCAATAGTACTTTATCGAAAACGGGAAAAAAAGGACAGGTTTTGAAGAAAGAACCCCGTTCGGGTGGAACGGGGTAGGTGTTTTCATCTTGTGATATTTTTAATTACGATATTCCAATCTGATTAGCAGTAATCATCTATGCAATCATCACCAGTCCATTCTTTTCCCTGAAAGAGTGTTATTGTCTTTAATGCGCCATTCTCCTCGAAAAAAGAACCTCCATTTTTATGAATATACTTATCGCCCGATATATATACATAGGTAATATACCATTGTTTTAGTCCCTCTGGATTATGGGTTGCGACACACAACTGTTTTCCATCATCTGATATAGCGAATTCTATGATGGCATTTGTACCATAGGTGTTGTTTGAAAATATTTTTCCTATTTCCAATGATGAATAATATGCCTCCAAAGATAGTGTGTTTGTGGGACATAAGGGAAATTCCGTTGGCGTTTTCCAATATTCTTGCATGGCATTAGAAGTTAATGATTCCATTAATGAAGGCAACGCCATTTCTTCTTGTTGTTCATAAGCATGTGGCATTTGTGTAGACAATTGTGCCCGATCTTGACGAATACTATTGCCTTGTTTCACGGGCTGATACTCTTTGTATATCCATTCACCGATACCATTGCCTCGCGGAACACCTGTAAATTCTGTATCTTCTTGACTCCATCTTTCTAAATTGGTCTTACATTTGGCGGCTTCCTCTTCAGACACGGTGCGCATCCACTTGAAATTGGGGTCTGCAGAACTATCTCGTAGCAAGGCAGGATTTTCAAGAAACGCTGCTACGCTACCACATATATTGATAATTCTTCGGCGAGTTATCGGATTGTTCAATACGTTTTCAAGCTTCGTTACCCAATGGAGGTTTTCTGCTCTATTATTGCATCTGTTCGTGTCTTTATGGTCAACAACCATCCCTTCCGCTTTCTGATGTCCCCAAAAAGCGGATGCTACAACTTGATGGACACGAATGTTTGAAGCAAAAAACATATATCCATTGGCTTCATTCTTTTCGCCAAAAGTCCATTTGTTATCCAAAGGTCTTATTCGACAAGTTTTTTTAGGATGCCTCATAATAGCACCATTATCCCGTACAGAATATGTTTCTCCTTTATATTCGCAAGAAACTTCAACCTTGAAATTGTTTATGTCAATCATAACAGACTAATTAAGGTCAACAAAATCTATTTTCTTTCCTAAAACGGCAGCTATTTTAGACAAAATATCAAGCCCTACTGAATACTTTCCATTTTCAATACGGCTGAGATTAGCGGCATCAATGCCAGCAAGTCTTGCCAAGTCACGAGCTTCCATACCTCTGTCTTCACGTATCTGACGAATTCGCTCACCGATACGTGCTCGATCCTTATGGCGTGTACCAGTACTAATGCCTAAAATTCCACCACCAATGGCAAATTGTACAGATTCTCGCCAAATAGAATTTGTCATTTCCTCTTTATCATCGGAAAAGTTTTTGTCAAACAAGACTTCCAACCAATGAAGTTCGTGATCTTGGGTTTCTTTACTTGTGTATGCACCTATTTGGCACAAGACCGTGAAAACTTCTCCATCGGGAGCTATTACTTCGACCTCATTTCGGCTAATAATCTGGGCTGATGATTGTGTCGGAATTTCCAAAAAAGAATGTTGTCCTTTATCTGTCATAATCGTTTTTACCGTATTTTAAGTGTTGTCGCCACTTTTAATGATTACTAAATACAGGTGCAAAGGTAATCGTAATTGGCAAATATGCCAATCACTTTCCACGCTTTCTGTATTTCTTTTATGAAAAATTACTTTTTAAGTCGAAATTAGTGGCAAATGGAACTTCAACCAGCCTCTTTGTGATCTTTCCGGGAACAATTCACACATCAATAACAAAGCTGGCGTTGTTGCTCAATCGCTTACATAGACAATACAACACATGGCGAGAAGTAATTCGGTTGTTTCCAGATCAAATATTAGAAAACTACTATACATTATTTTTTTTGTTTTGATTTTGCGGGGGATAAAATAGTACTTTATCGAAAACGGGAAAAAGGACAGGTTTTGAAGAAAGAACCCCGTTCGGGTGGAACGGGGTAGGTGTTTATCTTGTTTTCAGTAGCCAGACGAATTTACCTTGCCCGGCCACGGGAACGCACTTGAATCCCTTTTCCCGTAGTTGCTCGTAAATGTCTTCCAATGGAATAGGGTAAACGGAGTTAAACATCTCGAGTATCTCGGTGGAGGTGTATTGTTCGTTTGATTCCTGCCACGTGTCGGCGGGAGAATATCGTTCAAGGAACGAGTCCATTAATTCCTCAAGAGCTTCCAGGTATTTGTCGTTACACATGTTTAACCTCCTTTCTGATGACGGACGTTAATAGATTCCCGGCAGATACGAACGCGGCTTGAATGGCCTCGATGAAGTTACAGGCTTCCTTTTCCGAGTTGGTGAATCGAGAGGTCGGGATGTTCGAGTTGATGGCGGGGTAGATGCCTTGAATGGCTTGACAGATGTTTTCCATGTCCCGGATACACGATTCGATGACGGCTTTCTCGGCTTGGGTTGATGCTTGTTGGTTATTCATGGCATACCTCCTTCCTGCAAAAATGGATGGTAGCTTGCATCTCGGATAATCTTGCCCTTGCTTTCGCCCATGCCTTGCGGTAAATCTCCACGTGAGGGGAGTCAAGGTTGTTCAGGAATAGTTCTCGGAAGGTGTTTACCTTGTTTCGTTGAGCGATGATGCCCCGGGGTGACGGGGTTTGAAATTGGTTTTTCATGATTCTTGATTTTAAGCATTTGTAGGCACAGAAAGCGGCGTGCCTTTCCCGCTGCTTAAACTCTCAAGAAGGGTCCTATATACCATTACAGTATATAGACGGGGGTACACGCCGTGTATCTTACAATATCGTTTCCTGATAGATATAAAAAATCCGCTCCACGGATTCGGGGCGGTCTATCTCCACCCTTCTTGATTTGTTTAAGCATTACAAAAGTAGAGGAAAGTTGTGAGATGGCAAAATTTGAGGGGAAGAAAAAGCGAAACCAAGTGATTTCGCTTTTATTTTTATAGTTGTTTAAACTTTACCTTTAAAAGTCTAATATCTTTCCACAATTGACACAATACTTGTTTTCAGCTTCTTTGGTAGGTGTATTTTTTTTACAATGAAGACATGGGGTGTATGAAAATTTATCAAAGCATTCAATATTTGCAGAATAGGATGTAAAAAATTTTCCACATATTCTGCAATATGTTGCGTCTTCATCGTTTAAGGTATTGCATTGAGTACATGATTTCCTCATTATAGGATGTTCGATTGATTTTTGTGGTAGTACTTTTTTTTGTTTTTTAGCGTATCGTATTCTTATATTTTTGAATAAATCAGAATTATCTCTCATTAAAAAGACGAAACATTGTAAAGCTAAATCAACATCTGTTTGAGCGTTATGTAGATTTGAATAGTTAATCTGAATTGAATCTTTTGAAATGGCATTACAAAATTCTGCTAATTCTATGAGTTTTGGATACTTTTTGTAACCCCAGTATTTTTTTCCTGCCTCCATGGTGCACCATAAATTTTTTCGTGCTAATGGTCTATCGTAACCCCATCTATAAAGTTCTGCTTCTAAAACGGGAAAGTCGAACTTTATGTTGTGAGAGATTAACACTTCGGCATTAGAAGCATCTTTTAAGAATTCATCAAAAACTTCATTTGGTTGGGAACCATGTATTTTGAGGTAGATTTTTGATAAACCATGTACTTGTTGTGCGGAAGGAGAAATTTTACAGGAAGGACATAAATAGAATGATTTAATTTCGGCATTTTGATATCCCATTTTTAATAGAGACCATGATATTTGTACTATTTGTGGGTATGACTCGTAATTTTCTGGTGAGTCATTCGTTTTAAGTAATCCGGTTGTTTCCAGATCAAATATTAGAAAACTACTATACATTATTTTCCTTGTTTTGATTTTGCGGGGATAAATTACGAATAATAATTTGGAAAAGAAAAACGGGATAGAAATATCCCGTTTTGAGGCTGAATTACCGGATCGTCATCCGGGTGGCGTTGATAACCCGATCGGCGTAGTGGTCGGCAACGATATCGGCGAGTGTTTCAATTTCTCGTGATATTAGCCCGTTGAACCAGTCCACGGGTTTACGTCTGATTGGTCCTGCCGTGGCGATGAAAGAGGTTCTTTTGTCGTGTTTGTTAATCCCGATTCTCTTTTTCTGACCACGTAAAACAACTCCGTTTTGCATGACGTAGCCTCGGCCAACACCTTTCTGCCAAAACACCCCGTGTCGTGCGAACGAGAATCCAATACAATCAATTTCCCCGTCACTTTTGTACGTTTTTTCCCCGATGGAGTCTCCTAGGGATTCGTGATCGTGAGAAGTAGATTTGGGCGATGGATGTTTTAGTCTTCTGGCGTTGAATATCGTTTGGTTCCGGACACGTTTTCCCCAGCCGGCAATGTCCTTGTTGAAGGCTTGAATTTGTTGGTTTATATCAGTCGTTGTCATTTTTCATGAGTTTAGCCTGGCAAATGATGTTATTATGAGAGAATTCGAACGTGAATTGAAACGGGATGTATTCCTGGTTCAATACCCTGACCCTACGTGTTTGTTCTTCCGGGGTTCCTTCTTGCGGGTTAAATAAAGTGAGGATCCGGAACACGTCCTCTATGTTCACTCGAAAAGAGAACGTGTACGTGTTGGCCGTGGAGATGAAATCGTACCAGTTTTTTAAATACTTGTTGTACGCCCCGTCTTCGGCTTTCAGGTCAAAAGAGAACATATTAGATAGTATGGAATACCCCATGTTTGCCGTCGTGGCCCCGTAGGCGTCAGTCCTTAACATGCAGATCAACTTGTCGATTTTGCTCGTGCTTGGCGAGTACAGGGCAGAGACACCTCGTTCCGGGTAATATGGATGTATGGCATTCTTGTATTCATCCATGGCGATTGGTTGTAACTTGATATTGATACTTTCTTTTTTCGTGTACTTGTGAGTGACGAGGGGTTTGTAAGTGTCGGCGGTTCGGACCCATTGTAGGGTGTTGTCGACGATTTTGGATTCGTAAAAGCTATTAATGTTTTTGATTTTAACGAGTAGTTTTTCACGAATCGGGGAGGGGAGTTCTTTTAACGAGTTGTACTGGCCTTCATAAGTGTAGCCGTTCATGTTGAATTCATCTATATCGTATTTTAACTCGTGTGACAGTGGTTCCTTGATCTCCATGTCAGGGGTGTCCGAGATATATTGTTCCGTTAAATCTAGTACCTTCGTTTTCAAGAGATCTTTCATGAAAACGATTTGCAGTGTTTTATTAGTGAAATCGAACAGGTATATGAAGCCGAGTAATTGTTTGAAGGATAAGAGAAAGTCACTACATGAGATTTCGGGAAGGTGATTCACGGGGTTTATTTCTTTCATGTAAGTGTTGAGATCCGTGGTAGATGAGTTAATCCGGCGTATCTCGATATATCCTTCCGTGATCTCGTAGTTTCTCAAGATGGCGTTACCCTTGCTATTGTAAGCATACATCTCGAAATATAGCCAGTTTTCTCCGGGTTGTTCGAAAATTTGCGTGAAACAAATATCGATGAAAACGTCAATTTTATCACGGTAATTGGGATCGTATTCAACTTTAACACGGTTGATTTCTTTGCGGGTACCGTTTGGGTTCCCTTGATGTGCCGTGTAGACCATGGATGCTTCAACGATCATTTGTGTATTTTCGGGGTTGGAGTGAGAGGTGAACTTGGCTTTGGCGAAAATACTGATTTCGTATTCTCCCGGGGTGGCGTAATACTTGTTAAACCGGATGCTGTTCGTGGGGTCATCTGTGGCAGTAAGGATTAAATTCGTTTTTCCAACGAGATTCGAGAACGCGTAGTTTTCCACGGGTAACTGGTCAAGGGTGTAATTGTTGAAAAGAAGGAGTTCTTTGAAAGAGTGATCGAAAGAATTGAGAATCTGGTAACCTTCCGACTTGAACATGGTCTCGATGATGTATATGGCGTGAAAACAGGGAATGACCGTGTTCACGTTCGAGCTGGTATTCTCGATATTCATGGCGTTCACGATTTTTCCGAAGTCTTGGTTGTCTGCCGATTCTCCTTCCCCGTAAAGGTTCGGGGCGTAAATGGAAGGAAAAGAGAGCGTGAATGATTTTTGTTTCCTGACCTCGTTGACGTATTCTTTCATGCTTTTACTACCGAGTAAGATTCGGTCATAGGTAAAATCGGTTATGTTTCTATCACCGAATTCGGTCGGTAGTTGTTTGATGGAGGCTGCGCACCTGAATTCCGTGTTTATTTGCGTGACGATTAATTTCCCGGAGAATATCCAAAATCCCTCGAATCTCATCTTCCAGTTGTATTCACGGTATTTGTTTTTTACTTCAACGTAATTGGCGTAGTTGAAAACTTCTTCGTTTTGGGTGACCGGGACGTTAAAATAATAAACGATACTGGAGGGGATCACGTCTGATTCAAATGCCGGGGAATTGATCTCGACCCGGATCTTTAAATCGGAGGGTAAAACCAAAGGTTTGTTATTGATGAACATTTCTATCATGACAGCTATTTTTGTTACAATGATAGGTATTGAGAAGCAGGATAAAAAGGACAGTTTTTTTTGGGAAAGATATGTTCTTTTTTTATTAAAGGGGTATCCTTTCTCCGGATACCCCTGCCAACGAGAGATTCGTTGACGCCTTGCATTTCAAACACAGCCGTGTCGCATCTCCGACATTACCAAGTCTATAATTGCAAAATTTTAAGCATGAAAAAACGTACCCGCTTAATCTCACTGCTCCCCACGGTGGAACGATCGGAACAGTTCAATTAAGACGGGTACGTACACGTTATATATACGTACCACGTCTCCCCAAAGATACTCGATCGTTCCACCGTGGGAGTATCAATGGTTGTGTAGTACACGTTAATCCTTTTAAACCAGGTGAAATCTCCTTCACCCGGTACAAATGTATAAATAATTTCTAAAAATAGTATAACTCGGGTCCAAGAACACGTGAAAAGACTTGCTTTCAATCCCGTGTTTACCCTAGTTTATTACCGTATAGAATCCTGAATTATTTTTGATGCCTCTTCACGCCATCGTTACATATCAAAAAGTTGGAAATGATCGAGAGTTAAAATTTATACATTATTCCCCAGTTTAAACCAACCGGTGCCCATTCTACTCGACACCCCAAGTCGTGATAGAAAAATCCCCCGCCGATACTAAACGAGTTCAGGGTTAACATGGAGACCGACACGAATGGAGTAAAAATATCATTTTTAGTGATCTTAATTTCCTTGTGAACGGGAGTAAAAGAATAGTCGAGTTGTTGTAACTTGTTATATTTCAAAAGTAAATCTATCGAAAACTTGCCATGCTCATCATCGAATAAAGTTTTCTTGTAAACTCGTGTTAAGTTCCAATCTCTCAATGTTTCCGCCAGCGTGGCCTCACGATCCACGACAGGAATATCTTTAAAAATGGTGTCCGTTTTATAAATGTACTTGTATTTCAATTCTCCCGCCAGGTAAACGGTATCACAAACGAGGTGGGTGATCGTGTCACGGATCGTTTTACCCTCCACGTGATGAACGGTTTCTTTTTTTTCCACTGTTCCACGACCGAAAAAGAATCCAATCGCGAAACAAGCCATACAACACACGACTAGAAATTTATTCATACTGCTCTTGTTTCGTCATCAAAATACCCGACCCATTACACCCCTCTCCCCGGGATTATCTAGATGCCCTCCTTTCAAAAAATCCTCGGTTGCTTTCTTCTGCCAGTCATCCGGGATGGTTACAATCTTGGGGTTCAATTTTGTCTGAGCCAAAATATCATCGAGATTATTACAACGTGATAGCAACAAAGATGTTCCCCCTGTTTGTTGAACATCCCTATTTATGGAAGATAATTCTTCATTTCGGGAACACACGCCAATGGAGGACCCTCGATGAATTGTTTGCTCACTTGCATTCACAGGCTGATGACAGTTACGCTCTCCCCCTTCAAAAACTGAATACTCTTTTGCTTTCATAAAACTTGCTATTTTACTGTTATGGTTATTTTTTCCCCGGCCACCATCGCTTCCTCCAGTACACGTATTAATCTTAACTCGTAACTTGTCGAGTTAATCACTCTTCCGGGTATCCTGTTTTCTCCCACGAGAATACACCCGGATGTGTCCTTGTCTGTATTACCCTTGTGAATTCTTATACCCGTGAAGTGGGGAACATTCAAAAGCAAAGGCAATTTCCGTTTAAATTTCGCGGACACGTTCACGATAACCTCGTAGGTTCCTGCCGGGATCGCCGTCTCGTTCATCACCTTCTCTTCCTTGTCCAAATCCCGACAACGATCTTCCAAGGTGTCACAGAAATATTCCCCGTCCACGAATAACCGACCAATCGTGTATAAAGGTTTCTTCGCTATTCTATTTAGTTCTAGTTTCATCATCGAGTTTTTTTAATTTGTCCAGTAACTGTTCCGCCGTTTTAGCGTCGGCACATTGAATTATCGCCCGGATAGCGTCCGGCAGTTTCGCCACCTGGCTCTTCTTTGCCCTCTCGTTTTCCCAAACACTTCGGCCCTCGATCAACACGATAGCGGCCGTCACGAGCATCGAGGCGAAAGGTAACGTGTACCAGTCTATGCAACTCCCGATCAAGTCAAATATCAAGGCCATGACTTGTATTCGCCAGTAATCCCCAAGCTTCGAAAAAGTTCTCCGCAAACCGCCAGAATAAATCTTCTCTCCCCGGGCTTTAGCACTATCCGTACCTGCCCACAAGTCGATACAAACAGCGAGAACCATTATAGCCCACATCGCCAGTATAATGTACACTTGCGATTGAATAACGTTAAAATCACCTGTTACAAAAAATTCTATCATTACTCGCCTCCTTTTATTCCATTATTTTTCAATATTGCATTATTTGTTACTATTTTTGCGTATTGAAAACTCTAATTATGGAGGGAACAAGTACCGTGATGGAAAAAGTTCCCCCCTTTTTTTATCACCCTTCCTTGATCGTGTTGTAAAACTCCATGATCGGTTGCTCCAGCAACGTCAAGAAAACGGGTGACACCGGGCCACCACTGATGGCTGTGAAAGAGTGATTCTCGCAGTCGTAAGACCCGCTAAAATTCAAATAATCGGAACGCCGTGAATTCTCGTCCACGAAATGCCCGTCGCAACTGAAGGTCACTATACCGGGGATGTTGTTCTCGTACTCCGCCGAAAAATTCACGTTGATCCCTTTCAAAATAACCGGGATCGTGGTTGTCGCTACCGTCTTGTAATTAATTTCCATTTCTATAATTTTTAAATTAAACGTTCGTGTTCTTTATCTTGCAATAAGAATCGATAAGCTGCAATGGAATCGTTCCCGCTTGATCCATCTCGTCAATTCTCTCTCTCAGTACCGTTAACTCGGATTCCTCGAATACCACATCTATGGTCTCTGTGATATTGTTTATAATCGTTTCTTCATTCAAAAGTTCATGACGATCTATCTCCTCCGGGGTGAAATCCACTTTTTTAGCGATTGAATTGAACAACATACCTTTTATGATGTTAGCCTGATCAGGAATGAGATTCTTAATGGCAAATCTGTCTACAAATGTCAGTTTCATACTCGTTAATTTTACATGTTCGATATTAATTCACTTCTTACAATCAAGGATTCCACGTCCCAAGCCAGTTAATAGGCAGCTGGCAGGCCGTCCACTTGTACGTGTCCGTCTTCATCACGAGAACAGTATCTTGTCCACTTGACTGGACAGCCACGTACGTGTTCCCGTTGCGGTAAAATCTTTCACTTCCCGTGCATAACACGTCAAACCCTTGCGAGGCCTCGCTTGTTATGAAAAAATGGCTTCCGATTTCCATACCCGCGTACAAGTTTACTTTCTTCCTGTTACCAGTACCGTAAAGGCATATCATATTGGGATGCTCGTTACCCAGCGTTATACCCGGGTTGGTTCCCGTCATGTAAGCCCTGGAAACTCCCGACACGATGTGCACGTTTGGAAATATTTTTAACATCCCCTGTGTCACCGCCATGGCATAAGAATTACCATTATTGGGGGCTCCCGCGATCAACGCCACTTGTTTATTACTACCCAGACCTCCATAACCTCCCCCGGACAACATGAAAGTCCCCAGCTTGGCATTCCCGGCGGTAGTCATGTCAGGATGACTACCCACGTACACTTGATGGCCGCTATAACTGAAATTTAACTGGGAACCAGATAGAGCCAGGTTGCTACCCCTTAGCCACGATCCCTCGATAGCGAAAGGACCGAGCTTGTTCGTTATCCCTAATTTTAACAGTTCCGCACCTCCCACAACCCCTTTCAACCCCCAGTCACTAGCGCTATTATAGTACATGCTAATATAGTTACTAGCATCCTTGTAAGCTTTAAATGATTTCTCCGAATCCGTTGATGTTACCTTTACCCCCGGTCCCACACCAAAGTCTTTGCCGCCAATTATCTTGTTGTCGGCAAACGTGAAACCGATAACGGAAATCATATTGGCCGTGATAACGTTAGCTTTTAGGATGTTCGTTCTTAACTTGTCGATAAAAGCGTTATTGGCCGCCAGCGTGTTGACATCTATAACATCCGCGTTAATAAGCCCCGCTTTTATTAGCGGACCTTTAGTTAAAGCGTTCGCCTTCAGTGCCTCGAAACTAGTGAACCCAAGCTGTACCGCGAAAGAATCTTTCGTGACGATTTCTATATCGGCATACCCGTCCGACGTTTGGTCAAAACAAGTCATGGAAGCGATATACCATTCCAACGGCACGGATTCGGAAGGAGCGGGATTACCGGTTATATACACGTGTCCACCCGCGCTAAAAGTTCCGGTTGCCCCGCAGACAACCTTACGAAGGTACGTCGTGTATTTCCCTGTACCCTCCGTGGGAGTTAGCCACGTGTCAGAATAGCCCGCTCCCATGCTATTGGAAGCTGTATTTATTTTATAACCAACGGGTATTTTGGCGATAATTTTTTGCACAAACACGGCATTCGCCCGGGAAGTTATAGACTGGTACACCCCGCCATACCCGGGTGTTTGAGCTGCTTTACACGTGACCTTCAGGCAGTACCCGGATTGTGTCGGGGCATCCGATGGCTTCGCGATTCTTTCCACGACTAGCTTGGCTTTAACATCCGCAACGGAATTAGAGTATTTATTAACCCCATTCCAGCCTAGTTTAAACTCCGGATCTTTATAAAGCATTTTCCCGTTAATGGACTCGCCGGGTACCCCTTGGGCTCCCGTGTTACCCATTTTTCCCACCGAGTAAATTGTAGAACTCGTACCATTAGTGTAACTAATTATCGTTCTCGTCCAAAGATAAGAACCCGCCGCAACCGTTGGAATACTACTGCTCCATGTACCCGTTGGTGCCGTGATGCCTGATGTTGAGGCTTGATAAGTTATAGCGGTACTACTCACCCCGTTCCCGGCGTTACCATTCGTGCCGTTCGTACCCATTCTACCGACAGAATACATCGTGCTTGTCGTGTTGTCCGTGTAAGTTATGATTGTCCGGGTCCAAAGGTATTGCCCGGCAGCAACGGCAGGTATGCTACTACTCCAAGTCCCGGTAGGGGTTGTAGTTCCAGAACTTGAGGCTTGATAAGCAATTACCGTGCTTTTCACGCCCTTACCAGCCGCACCAGTGTCCCCCTTGTCTCCGGTGGCACCATGAGTCCCGATGATCACGGGCGTGCTAGTGTATTTACTATTATCCGTGTACGTGACAATCTCGTAATTCCACAAGTACTTCTTTGTCGTTGTGGTGACTTGCATCCCGGTCGTCCATCCAGAGGTGGATGCTGTCACGCCACTTGCACTAGCGGAAGCGAGGTAATACTCGGTGATCGATTTAATCCCCACTCCCGTGGCTCCGGTGGCACCATGCACCCCGATCACTCGCTTGTTCGTTTCCGCCGTCGTGCCGTCCGTGTAGGTTATGATCTCGTAATTCCAAAGGTATCTATTCGTCGTCGTCGTGGCTGGAACCGTGTCTGACCATGATGTTGGGGCCGTTGTGTTGCTTGATGAAACCGCGTACTTGTTCGCCACCGCTCTAACACCTCGACCGATTATACTTGTTCCAACTGGCTTGGGACGACTCGTTTGTGGGCTTACCGATTGCGTGTACGATCCACTGGTCCACGTGTACCCGTCGGGCCTTGGTGTCCACGTGACGGGAAAATCAGTTTTCACGTGATACTTGCCCCCTCCACGCAGGTACAAAACCGGGATGCTTGAATACGTCATTTGCCCGCAACTCGCCGGGGACTCCGGGCAGAACTTGAACGTGTCAGCGTAAATTAGAGTTTGCGCGTCAGTCGTTCCCCACCCGCTCGCTTGCATATCGAAATCAAAGTCAACCGAGAAACCAGAGGCGTGAGTACTCCAGGTCGGTTTAGTTCCACTATTAAGCGCCACCGAAACGCATATCCTGTTGTATCCCATTATTTGCAAAGCCGTACCGGTAAAAGGTATCCATTTGTCAGCGTCATAAGAGGAAGCGTCCAGCCACACGTCAGTTTTCCAGTAATTTTCCCCGGATTTCGCTTTCGTGACAATAAATGTTTTCTCGACGTAAACAGAAGCGGATTCAAGGTAAACACGGAAGGTACAAGATGCCGTGTCGGCGGTCATGGTGGTACACTTGACTCCATCCACGCCATTCCAAGCGAAAGTTCCTCCCGTTTCTTGTTTCGTGCCTATCGAGAATTTGCCCGCTCCTAAATCGCCCGTGGTTGATACCCCCGTTAATTTGGTCGTTCCCTTGTAAGCTGTCGCTTTCGTTGTCGCTTTCGCCAGTTCTCCCGGTAATGGATTCCCGTTGGCATCGCAAGCCACCGTGTGAGCCTCGTTGGTTAACAACACGGTACAAGCGTCTTTTCCCGCCGCCCCGGCGGCACCAGTAGCACCCATTTTCCCTATCGAGTAAGATGTACTCGTCGTGTTATCGGTGTAAGTGATAATCGTGCGAGTCCACAAGTATTGATTGGCCGACACGGAAGGGATAGTGGTTCCCCACGTCCCGGTGGGAACGGTGGTTCCGCTCGTGGACGCTTGATAGGTAACGGCCGTGAATTTTATCCCCTTCCCGGCAACTCCCGTGGCCCCGGTAGCTCCCATCTTACCGATGGAATAAGAAGTGCTTGTCGTGCCATCGGTGTAGGTGATGATCGTGCGAGTCCACAA